CCAAATAATCCAAATGTCAAAGCATCTAGCACTGTTGATTTACCAGAGCCATTAGCTCCTATAATAAGTGTTGTGGGTTTTTTATCTAGAATTATTTCGGTGAAAGTGTCGCCAGTAGATAAAAAATTCTTATATCTTACCTTATGAAACTTTATCATAACCTAATTGTATTAATCTATCCTGTATTTCTATTGCATCATCTAAAGATTCTGTGCGTTCTGTTGAAGTTGTGTTTCCTTGTGCTGTATTAACTTCAATAATTTTAACTCTATCTCCAGTTAATATAATAAAAGACACATTATGTCCTTCACATTCATAAGAACCACTATATACTAAACCATGATTGTTTGATTTCATCATCATTCTACTACTACTCACTTAATTGGGGTTACTTTATTGGTTGGGGGTGTAATTATTGAACTGAATACTTCTTGATATTGATTAAGAAGTTTTTGTTCTGGAATTCCAGTCCAAATTATTTGTTCAGGGTTAAGAGTAATGTTTCCATCTACTATCATATCATAGGGATGCAAACTAACTGCTCCACCTGTTTCATTTGGAACAACATGAATGAATAGAGGATTTGTTAATTCATAACCCACTTCATCTACTTCACTAATTAGTTGTTCGCCTGTTGCTAATTGTATTATTTTTATCATACTAATATATCTAAACTTTCTGTATATAATGATCTCATTAATTCATCAAGTTTTTTCTTATCTCCATCTATATTTAAACTGTCAATATGTTTTGTTAAAATTGTTAATGTATCTTCTGCTTCTTCTGTAAAATCATCTTCATTTAGTACATCTAAATTACTATGATCTTCAACAACTTTTAAGTCTGCAGGACCTACTTTAATAATTTCTTCAACAAACACATCAAACCAGTAAGGTTCATTTTTATTTGTTACAATTACTTTAACAAATGCATCTTTCAAATGACTAAAATCTTGTTTCTTAATTGTCATAAGAGTTTCTTTTGTATCATCATAAAATATTTTATGAAACATCTTTAAAGGATTATGTATAGCTTCTATTTCTCGCGTTTCCGTATCTAATATATGAAAATGTTTTGGATCACCAAAATCATTCCATGTAAATTCCATTTGTGAACCAAAAAATCTAACATTACCCAATTCTGACTTATGATGATAATGTCCTGAATAAACTTGTTCAAATCTCTTAAACATACTAATTGGTGTTCCACCGCCTTGAAAATGACCAGGTTGCATCATTGCTCCATTGATCTCACCATGACACATAACAATATCTGCTGAACATATATCTAAAAATTCTTCAACATCTTCATAATTCTCTGAATTAATCCATGGCAATAAACATATATCTAATCCATCATAATTCTTAACTATCGGATCCTTATAAACATTAATATTTTTAAAATCTAAAAGATACTCCGGACTGTTTAATTCATTAGTTGACTTAAAATAAATATCATGATTTCCTACAATTAAATCCATTGATATATTTCTATCAAGTATAGGTTGTACAAAATGTTCACGATTTTTATATAAAGAATAGAAATTCACATCTCTACGGCGATCAAAATAATCACCAAGATGTATTATTGATTTAATGTTATGTTGATCTAGGTATGGAAAAAAGATTTCTGAATAAAATCTTCCTTGATACTCTGCAAACATTTGATTGTTGTTTCTGACTCCACAATGTGTATCATTAAGCAGTGCTATCTTCATAATATATTAATCTTCACCATGCCCTTTCATAAAATAGGGATAAGCCTTTTCTCCAGCTTCCCACATATCAGAACCGCCAACTTCTTCTTGTTCACCAACTCTAATACCTACAGTTTTATCTAATATTAACCATAATATATATGAACTACCAAACACAAAGCCAAATATTGCTCCTGTTCCTATTGCTTGTTCCAAGAAACTTGCATCTGTGTTTAATATTGGAACTAACATAAGACCTAAAATACCCGCAACTCCATGAACTGAAATTGCTCCTACAGGATCATCAATACCTAACTTCTCAATATAACTCATTGAAAGTGGAATCATTAGTCCACCTAATGAACCATATAACGCTGCCATTCCTGGATCTGGTGTTAATGGATCTGCTGTAATCACTACTAACCCAGCTAAAGCGCCGTTTGTTGTAGCGTTCAAAGCTGTTTTACCTAACCATAATTTACTTAAAAGCATTGCTGCTATAAGTCCGGCTGCGGCCGCTGTATTTGTATTAACAAATATCTTAGCTACAGCATCTGCGTTCTCTATACCATTTATTGCTAACTGTGAACCACCATTAAATCCAAACCAACCCATCCATAAGATAAGAGTTCCTAAAGCAACTTGTGCTGCGTTTGAACCATGTATTGGTTTTGGTGTACCATCTTTTAAATATTTTCCTCTACGAGGACCTAATATTAATACACCTGCTAAAGCAGCTGATGCCCCAGCCATGTGAACAATACCTGAACCAGCGAAATCAAAAAATCCTCTTTCACTCAGCCAGCCACCACCCCAACTCCAAGACCCTTGAAAAGGATATATAAGGGTTGTAAATACTACTGCAAAGAATAAAAATGTATAAAGTTTCTTTCTTTCTGCTACAGCGCCTGATATAACAGACATAGCTGTTGCAACAAATACTACTTGAAAAAAGAAATCTGAGTAAATAGAATGTGTTTCTATATCACCCCAACCATACATGATTGTATAACCTGCTAATAAAAATCCTAAAGACGCAATACTGTATAATGCTATATTCTTTAGAAGTATCTCGATAACATTTTTACTTCTAACTGATCCTGCTTCGAGCATTGTAAAACCAGCTGCCATCCACATGACTAATACGCCTGATAATAAAAAGTAAAGTGTGTTTAATGAATATGATAAATCCATAAGTCCTCCATAATATAAAATTGAATTAAGTTTTTTTCTTCTTCGAACCTCGAGGGGTATAATTGATCGGATTCATATTTTCTTGTAAAAAATCAATGTACTGATTACTCATACCTGGTTCTGCAGCCTGACCATCCATCGTGTCAAATGTATCAAACAAATATCCTGCATTTTCTATACTTTTTTGTTTGATTGCTGCTTGTTTTTTCTCTTTGTGAATTCTTCTCAAAAAGGCAAAATAGATTATTTGAGTCACATACGCGAACGCGTTCTGTGATTTTTCTTCATTAAAATTATTAATATACTGTAAACAGTTTTCAATACCATCACATATCATTTCATCGCGATATGAATAGTTAATAAAGTTAGGTTTAGTTGATAATCTTGTCGCTATTTTATAGATACATTCTCCAATGTATTCTGAAACTCTTGGTTTTTCTTCGTCATTCGCAAGAGCATCTTTGCATGCGTGATTATGTTTAATAATCGCTGCAGTAAATTCTTTATTGTTCACATAATGAACTGATGCTTTAGTTTGTCTTTTTTCTCTAGCCATATTATTATTATAACAGCATACGCTGATTTGTCAAGGTTTTATTAATTCCAACTCTCTCCACAACCGCATGTAGTCTTAGCATCTGGATTTCTTATTTTAAAAGTTGATGCAAATGTAGATTCTTCATAATCAATTTCACAATCTTTAAGATATTCTAAACTAATAGCATCAACATGAACTTTTACACCTTCTTCTTCAATAACAGTATCATCTGGAAAAGTATCAGCTATTGGTACTAAACCAAATTTATACTGGAATCCTGCACAACCACCACCCTCAACGCCAATTCTAATGACTTCTTCCGGTGTTACAAACTCTTGTAATTTTTTTATCGCATTATTTGTTAAATTTATCATTTTTTAAATTATTTTTACTTTTTTACTATTTTTTCCTTGACCGATTAGCATTCGCGTGTTAAAATAAATATGTAGTATTGGGAAAAAAGAATATATACTATTAATGTATCGTATCATCTGGTCCCGGACCATCATCTTGACCCTTTTCTAGATACTTTTGTTCCTCATATTCTTCTAATACCTCATCTAGTTCATCACGAAAATTCATATCTCTTTGATCAAACTTTCTTCTCATAAATTCATCCATTAGATGCTTTGATTCTTCAAATACTTGTCTACTTGATTTGATATCAATTTTATCATTATCTCTTATGTTTAGCCAAGCTGTACAGGCTTCGTCATAAAAATCTATAAATTTCTTATTAATACTTGTTCTAAAAAGAACAGCTGTCTTTTCTACTCTAATACTATCTTCTGTTGTGAATGGAATATAAGGGCCTAAATTTACAAGAACTCCACCAGTCATTGCTGGAGCTAAGTTAATATTCATAGGGAAATGAAGTTCCAAATCACCATTAGCTTCTCTTACCATTGCAAACACTTCTTTCCCATCTTTAAATTTTACAAATTCGTATTTTGTATTATCGTCTATGTATGGCATTTTGGGATCCTTACTGAATGAATTTCGTAATTAAAACTCTCTGTACTATAGATATTTATACGATCGGAGAAGTGATTTAGTGTATAATTAGTATTTTTCTTCCATGATAAATCATCAGCTATATCATATAACACTATATTTTCTTTATCATCTGTCTTTCTAAGACCCCTGCCTATTGATTGTAAATTTCGTATTCTACTCTTACTTGGAGAAGCGAATACAATGTTATGTAATCTTTTAATATTAATTCCTGTTGAGAAGGTTCCGAAGCTAGCTACTATCACTGCATTGTTTTCTTTCTCAACAATTTCTCTGACCTTTTCTCTATCTAATGCATCAGTTCCACCAAAGACAAAGAAACATTTTCTTTTAGTTGAATCATTAGCAAACAATTCAGAAAAAGAACTATACAATGGTCTACCATGTTTTTCTACAAATTGAAATAATACTAGTGTATTACCATCTAACCCATTAACTAAATTCTTTATAAAATTATTTCTTTTCGGGTTTCTAACTATCCAATCCATTTCTTCTTGATAAGTCATTTTACTAACTAGTTTTCTTTCTTCATCACAATATGCTAATACTAATGCTTTGATATCTAGTTGAGCTAATGTACCTTCATCCATGAGTTCTTTTGATGTTGTAACAAAATAAGCTGGTCCAAACATACCTTCTAATTGAAGTTTATGTGTTTGTGTGTCTTGTAATGTACCTGTAGTTCCGATCTTATATTTAACTTCTGTTAATGATTCCATAATTTTTGTAAGAGATTTAGCTTGAAATAAATGAGCTTCATCACCAACTACCATTCCAAATTGATTTCCAAAACTCACAGGCATTCGCATCATTGTCTGCCAAGTTGTTATAACTATTGGTGCATTATCATAATCTTTATTACCACCATACAGTTTAGCTACATTACCTTTGAAACCATAATCTTTAAAGTCTTTAGTCATTTGTTCTACTAATGATGTTGTAGGAACAATAATAAGAGCTTTTCCGTTCTTTTTAAGAAAGTTATATCGTATAAGACTGTATATCATTAATGATTTTCCAGAAGCTGTTGGAGATACTAATATACATTTTTGATTATGTGCTGCGTAAGCTACAGCTTCTTTCTGGTAATCTCTAAGTTCTAAAGGAATATCTTTAACTATTTCTTCATATCGTTCTATTGTAAAAATATCTGTTTCAGGCTCATACCCTTCTATCTCATAATTTCGTTCTTCACAAAATTCTTTGAGATATGGGTATAGTCCCAGGTAGATTTGATTTTTATTAAGATGAAACAGTCTGATATAACCGTCCCAAAATCGTTTTCGAACTGCAGGAATAAATTCTGCACCCGGAACTTTGAATTTAAAAAATTCTGATAATTCCTTTCGTATTGAATCTTCTGTTGAAACTGATAAATAAACTTCGTCTAGTTTATCTATTACGAGCCTGCCATAAACTTTCGCCATTCTATAATAT